AGCCCCATCTAACCTTCTTAAAATATTTTTGAACTCATATATCCGTGGTGGACAGAAGATAGAAAACACACAAAAGGTGTTAGATTTTTTCGGTAAATACTATGAGGAACGCCTCAATAAGAAGATAAAAAGTGTCAAATCACCCGCTGGAAAGAAAAAGTGGGAACAGATCAAGAACGATGGACTTTCCGAATATAATAAATACAAGAAAGATTTGTATTATGTTATTGCGACTTACATAACTTTACAAACTGCTAAGACTCTAATCATTAGAAAGCTAGAGAGAGCAGAGAACATAGGTACATTTATCCGAACCCCAAATGGTTACAGAGTAACAGCACCAGAAGGTTTTGTTGCTATTGATCGTATTGGCAAAGCAACGAAACTAGTAGACCGACTTGAGTTTAGTCGTGCTAACTTTACCGTGGATAAAAATTGGGTCAAAAGATAACATGGAGAACGAACTATGGATTGGAGTAGCAGTACAATAGCTCTTGGTGTATTTCTGACTACACAGGCAGCTGCCGCTGTGTGGTGGGCATCAGAAACAGATACTAAGTTAGATGCTACACAAGAAACCGTTACTAAGGTTGTCGAGAACGCAACTGACATTGCCGTAATACAGAATGATGTTGTAACCATCAAAGAGATGATGGAAGAAAATGAAGAACGAGTCGAAGAACTCAGAGAGATGATGCATCAAATATTGTATTCATATAAAAACGCAGCGAGAGAAGAACGATGAAAAGTATTGTAGATCAAGTGGTCGAAGTATTAGATGAAGCCTGTTGGGATTCACACCGACAAGTAGGTTACAAAATGAAAGGTGGCAAGAGAGTGCCTAACTGTGTACCTAAGAACGAAGAAACTGATGACGGTCATACTAAGAAAGTAAAACAAGATCCTACTGTTGCTGATGAACCAGGAACACAACCCGCAAAGTATTACAAAGGTTTATCTAAGTCAGAGAAAGAAGCCAGAGCAAAACATTTTGCCAAAGGTGGTTCTGAATCACCTGCACCCGGCGATAAAGATGCTAAGACCAAAGAGTCTAAGCACACTAAGAAGTTCAAACAGATGTATGGTGAAGAATACATCGAAGAAAAGAACGAAGGTCTAAAGAACAAATCATCTAAGTCCGGTATCTCATACGGCATACTCAAGAAAGTTTATGATCGCGGCATGGCAGCATGGAAAGGTGGCCATCGTCCAGGCACAACACCACAACAGTGGGCAATGGCAAGAGTCAATTCGTTCATCACAAAAGGTAAAGGTACTTGGGGTGGTGCAGATTCTGATCTAGCAGGCAAAGTACGAAAAGAACAATTTGATTCTTCATGCTGTAGTGAATGTGAACATATGGCAGAAGGCCTTGAGCATGAAGATATACTCATTATTGAAAATGGTGAAAAGAAAAATGTAAAACTGAACAAACCCCAACGTGGTGGTTCAAAGAAGTTTTACGTTTATGTAAAAAATGATAAGGGCAATGTTGTCAAAGTTTCGTTTGGTGATCCCAATATGGAAATCAAACGAGATGACCCAGAGCGTAGAGCATCATTTAGAGCACGACATAATTGTGATGACCCAGGACCAAAATGGAAAGCAAGATACTGGTCTTGCCGTCAATGGCGTGCTGGTAAGAAAGTGGAAGACTAATGGCAAAATCTATATCATTTAGTTTTGGTCGATTCAACCCACCGACTATTGGACATGAAAAACTCATGGACAATACTCGTCTGGCAAATAGAAACTATCGCATCTATGCGAGTCAAACACAAGACGCAAAAAAGAATCCCTTAAACTTTAGAAGTAAAGTTTCCATAATGAAAGCTATGTTTCCTGTTCATGCACGAAGCATATCTACAGATAAAGTAACAACGGCCATAGATGTTATGGTCAATCTATACAAAGAAAAATATACAGATGTAGTGATGGTGGTAGGTTCAGACCGAGTTGATGAGTTTGACAAACTACTAAAAGCTTACAATGGAAAGAAGGCAAGACATGGGTACTACAAGTTCAAAAGTATTCGTGTAATCAGTGCCGGCGAAAGAGACCCAGACGCTGAAGGTGTGTCTGGTATGTCCGCATCAAAGATGAGAAAGGCTGCCCAAGATAACGATTACAAATCTTTTCAGAAAGGTTTGCCATCAAAGTTTAGACAAGGAACGATGTTATTCAAAACCTTACAGAAAGCTATGGGTGTAAAATCTCTAAAAGAATATATCGAATTAAAAGAATCGTTTATGGATTGGGAACATAAAGAACCTGTTGAGTATGCCGAAAAGTTAATTGCAACATTTGGTCAACCAGATGAATTGACAGATCACCAATGTACTTGGTACAACATTGATGGTTTCAAAAGAGTGGTTGTAAAAGACGAGTATATTCTGCATGGTTCACCAGTGCCTCATTACGATTTTGTATATAGTTATATTGATCTTAAAGTACCAACCGATCTTGCCACTAAACTTGCAGAGTCTAGTGAAAGTATCTTTGTAGATTTTCTCAAAGGTGAAGTTGGTGCCCGATGTGGTACTCTTTCTGCTAATGCTACTACTCTCAACTATGTTATGGATGTTGTGTACGGTAGAGTAAAACCTTCACTAGAAGAATATGAAAAACGCATCAAGAGTATCAAGGCGGGTGAAGGTCCAGAGTGGTGGGAGAATACAATGAATGAATCTAACCGCCCAAATCGTGTTGCCAAATCATTATCTGATCCAAAGTATAGAGCAAAGACAGAAAAGGATCGGAAGAAAGAGATGAAGAAGGGTAAAGTAAAACACAAAGGTCGTATGTACGAAAAGATAATGACCTTCAAGCAGGCCCAAGAGAAAGATAAGAAAGATCAAAACAAAGACCCAGTAGGTAAATGTCAAGAAGAAGATATTACTAATGAAGGGTTCTTTGATATGTTTTTCAAGAAAGAAATGGCTGCTAGTAAGATGGCAGTTTACAAAAAAGAGTATGCTTCTGCCGCAAAGATGTATCAACAGTTCAGAAAACGTGGTGATTCAGCGGGTGTTGCCCTTCATAAAGCCGCAAGTACCCATCAGCACGTATCAGATCGTGGCCTCCAACAGTTTCTAAAACGATAAATAGTATTACAAATAACGATTATATTATGCCGAGTAGGTGAAGTAAACCGAAAAGAGAGGAAATACTAATGTCGGATCCAACGAAAACATTTAAGCCATATCGCACAGGTGCTGAACCAAGTTCAGATGCTGATAAGGCTAATGTTCACATGACCCATAGCGGATGGGTAAGAAAAGTTGTTGCAGGTAGTCCATGGGGCGGTTGCGATGATGTAGATGCTGACCCAGAGATTATAGTAGCATTTCGTGGTGCTGGTGTCCAAGGATGGTTCTCATATGTTTACTGGGCTGCTAGCACATACAGTGCTGCTGCACACCCAGCTATCGAAGTTCACGTTCATTTCAGTGAGAACGTAACAGTAACAGGTACACCATACATCACGATTACAAACAACCAGGCAGGTAGTGGTACATTGGCATCTATCAATGCTGCTTACACATCATCTGGTAGTGGTACTAACTGGAAGAAGTTTGTCACAGCAGACCCATCACTTAACCAGTTCAAAGTGAATGATGTTCTATTGATTGGTGCAAACGCACTTAACCTAAACGGTGGTACGATCAAAGATACATCAGATGGTACAACGAATACAATCATCACTGCTGCATCTGATGTTGGTTATCAAGGCACATCACACCAAAATGGTAACTTGAATGCTGCTGGTGGAACAACTGGCGACTTGTCAAGACTTAAAGTAACAACATAATGAATTTAACGTGATCTATGTATATGCATAGAGTAGAATTCCCGAAAGGGTTTATATAAGGAGAAAATAAAAAATGGCAGATAAGAAGATTACGGCTTTGACCGATCTAGGAACAGGTATCGCCGCGGCAGATTTGTTTCATGTAATTGATGATCCAACAGGTACACCAGTAAACAAGAAGATTAGCGCAGCTAATGTGTTCAATAATGTTCCTTCTTGGTTAGGACTTGCTGATACAGCACAGGCTCTAACAGCAGCTGGTGCCGTCAACGTCACAACATCCATCACCAATCTAACACTTGCTGGTACAGCACAGGCTCTAACGCTTGCTGACGGTGCCCAGGGTCAGATCAAGATTATCACTTGTATTGATGGTTCTGCTGCTGGTACGATGACATTGACACCAACCAACCTTGCTGGTGGTACAACAATCGCATGGACACAGGGCACTAATGGTTCAACACTAACACCTGCTACAGGTGCAATGGGTGTTGGTACAGGTTCCACGTGGGTAGGTATTTTTAATAACAGTAAGTGGCATACACTTGCAGCTATTGGTGTTACTATTGCTTAATAGATAGGAACTTATATTATGATAACTTTTGAACAACTATCTGAAAGGAAAGAAACAATAATAGAAGATATTAGAAAGGTTGAAGAAACGATTGCAAACTTGGACGCACAGAGATCACAGCTACAAGCTAATCTCTATGCGCTCCAAGGTGCAACACAACAAATTGATTATTTTCTAGAAATGAAAGAGGAAAAAACAAATGAGTGATGAAGAAGTAATACGATATGGTGCTGGTGGTAAACCTTACAGAGGTAAAGTTGGACCTGAGTCCACAGATGTAGAACCCACACCCGCAGCAGAAGAACCTGTCGAAGAACCAAAAGTAGAAGTCGAGTTTGTTGAAGATGATACTCCGGTTACCGACGATGAAGTAAAAGAAAAAACTAAAGGCGGAAAATAAAATGAAATCCTATAAACAGTTTATGTCAGAGGATGCCCCAGGATCAAAGGTTGGAAACTCTGTTTCTATTAACCAGAACGGTGGCAGTGATCCTTATGACATTCAGAACAGTGATGTACTCAAAAGAGTAAATGCTTTCGTCGGCTCTATTGCAGACCGAGAGTATCTTATTCCTGAGAATGCCGTACATCAACTACAGGGATTCATGGAGAGAATTGGACTATCTTTTGATATGCCCGAAGAACTCCCTGAGTCAGGTAATGTCAGCATACCATTGAAAAGATATGGTGGCGTTTTTGGTAAGAGTGTAGATACACCCTTTGATGAGTTTGATAGTGAGGAAGGCATTGATAAGAGTTTGAATATTCAGATTGAAGGACTAAGGAATAACTCTTTTAAGGTATATGCTAAGATAGCATAAATGTTTGAAAAGATAACTCCTGCAAATTGGCAGATGTTTGCCATGAAACATTATGATAATCCCCAAGCGGATGGCGAAGAGGAATTTCAAGATGACCTCAAGAGATTTAAGTATCTCAAAAGGTTGTTGAAGAAATACCACGAAGGGGGTGACTTGAAGGAACGGTTGATTCTGAATCACATTATTGTTTTATCAAATGTGTTTGGAATTGAAGGTGCCGTAACTTTATTATTGTTTAAGATTGAACCAGAATACTGGTCGGAGTTAAAAACATTTTTGTTGTATCTAAACATGATTACTATATTTGAACCAGCATTATCAGGAGTTAGACGGGACGAACACATATGGAACACTTTACAAAATATATAGATGACCATCACAAGTTTTTAGCAGAGGGTCGTGCTATTGATTTGTTCGTTGCATATCGCTTCTTGAGAATCCTTACAACGCCTTGGGAAGATCAAGATGCGTTCAAGTTAGGCATCATTGATGATAATGGTAAACTGTTAAGAAGGGCAAACACACTAAAGACCGATGAGGAGAAGAAATCATTTACTCTCCTTCATCGGTTAGTGTTTAATCTAAAACGAATACTAAACAAAGTTCCACTAGTTAGATCAAAGATTGGGACTTATGCCACGGCTTTGTTTCTACTGAAACAGAGTGTTGTTACCGACCAAGAAGAAGGTGACATGATTGAAAGAACCTTTATCAATTGGCTTATTGATAATGGTTATGCCCACCCTAATGAACTAGAAGAAGCAGTCATTGGTATTGGTGAGAATCTACCAAAGGGCAAATACAAATTGACTCAAGATATCTTCACAGACAAGTCAGAGATCAAAGGTAACAAGGGTGATGTTGTTGTCGCCTTCTCTGATGTATCACCTACAGATGAAGTTATGGGTCAGAACATATTTAAAGTTGTACACCAAAGATCAAAAGAAGAAATCTATGTGTCACTAGAGGACCTTGACGATGCCTAAACAAGACAAAGATATAAATAGTAGCAAAGAGATTCAAGATAAACAAGACAACAAGAATCACAAATGGTCTGTATGGACACAAGGTCCCAACGACGCAAAAGAAACTACAAGAAAGTTTAAACAAACTACACCAGGTCAAGTAAGAGATTACAAACATTTCGTGAACAAAAGAAGGTTTCAAAAATTTGAACAGGTAGAGTCTGCTCAACACGACGAAGAAGCACCAGTCAATTCTGTTGCTGGTGGCGGTGTAGATATGGCACCTAATGCAAAGGGTACAAAAGTTTTTATGAAAAAGTATAGAGTAGACGGTAGAACAAAAGAATACCGTGAGGCAAACAGACGAATCAAAGAACGTCAAGAGAAAATTCTCCAGAAACAAGTACAGGCAAAGTTAGATATGTTTGGTGTACACGCTAATCCTTTTGCTGAAGAAACAGAAAACAAAAAGTATCTTGAAACAAAACCAGGCAGTATTGAAGATGCAGTTTTGAATGCTCTCAATCCCAATGCAGATAAAGAAACTCTTACACTTCCCAAGAAGAACGAAGAAGAAGTAGAAGAAGGTTTCGGTAAGTTGAAAGATGCCAGTAAGAACCTAGATAAGATGCGCAGGGCTGCTGGTGTCAAAGTAGATAAGCAGACTACAACAAAACTTCCATCTGGTGGTACTTTACGAAAGACAACTTACAAGAAGGCTGACGAAGAAGTAGAGATAGACGAACTCAGTAACAAGACAATGTCCAGTTATGCCCAGAAAGCATCTGCATCACAGTCAGACGCTGAAAAGAAACAAGACTACAAGACAGCAGATAAGAGAATTGCTGGTAAACTGCGGGCTACTCGTAGGAAGTTTAGTAACGATACTAATAGAATTCTTGTAGGTCTAAAGAAAGAATCAAAAGATTTAGAAAGAGCAATGAATGAAGATGGACATACGGATGTTGCTTCTGCAATTCGTCAATGTAAAACTATCATGGAAGATACAATACAAATGATGTCAAAGTTACAAAGTATGAATCCAGAAGATGCACTACCAAGTTGGTGGACTAATAAACTTGCAGTTGCATCAAATACTATGAATAATCTTAGAGATTACTTTTTATTTCCTACTTCAGAAAGTGTATCAAAAGAAACAGAGAACGGTGAAAGAGATGCGGGCTCTGATGAGTACACAAACTACACAAAAGAAATGACACCAGGTCAGGGTATCACAAATCCAGATGCCAAGAAGGCTGATGTCAGAAAGAAAAAAGAACAGGCTGCACAACAGCAACAACTTAACGTGGATGAGAACATGAAATACCTAAACACTAAACCAGGCAGTATTGAAGAAGCTATTTTGAATGCTCTTATGCCAGAAGCATTTACAACCAAACATGAGAAAGGCGATAAACATACTGAAGTGCCTGAAAAGAAAGCTGGCGAGACTGATAAAGATCACAAAGATCGTCAGGCAGGTAGAGTATCTTTCAAACAACACAGAAGGTCACTTGACAAAGTTGACCCAGATGAGTTGCAAGGTAAACACGCTGATCGTAAAGACAAAGATATTGACAACGATGGTGATGTTGATAGTTCAGATCAGTATCTACATCGTCGCCGTCAGGCCATTGCCTCTCGTCGTAAGAAAGAAGATGCTAAAGAAGAAGTAGAGACAGAGGCATTTGCAAACCCACCTAAAGGCATGAAGTTCCCCACCAAAGGTGTTAAGAATATGGGTGGTCCAAAACCTAGACAACTCAAAGATCCCAAGAAAGAAAAGATGGTCGGTACAAAGACTGGTACAAAGGTAGTTAATAAAAACGATCCTAGATACAAGAACGCACCAGAGCATGAATCAGTAGAGTCACCTTGGATAAGGGCAGCTGTTGCTTATCTAGATAAGACTGTTGACGAGAAAACAATGATGGGTGTCAAGGTTAAGAAGTTGGGAACTCAAAAAGACTCCGAAACTGCGGACGTAAGAAAGGCACAATCTGGAGATAAAGATGCTCTAGTGCGACAACAGGCTCGTCAGAAGTTTGGTTACAAGAAAGAAGATGCCGTTGATGAGAAAACAATGATGGGTGTGAAAGTCAAGAAGTTGGGAACTCAAAAAGATTCTGAGACCGCAGATGTAAAGAAAGCACAATCTGGAGATAAAGATGCTTTAGTACGACAACAGAAACGTCAGAAATTTGGGTACAAGACATCATAAAAATAAACTGAGGATATATTATGATACAGGTTGTTATTATATTAGTATTACTAATGGGTGCAGGTGGATTTGGAGCATACAGTTGGATCACCAACTTACAGGCAGAGAATCAAATCCTTCAAGTCAATCAAGAGAAACTTGAAGGAGCTGTTGCCGAACAAGAAAAGACTATTGCTAATCAGCAAGCAGAGGCTGCCGCAATTCAGGAAGCAAATTCTGAGTTGCGAGATGCCCAAACTAAACTCCGTGCAGACTCAAAGAATCTTGCCAACAAACTTGGCAAACACGAACTTGATATTCTAGCACAGAATAAACCAGGTCTCGTTGATCGTATTATCAACAGAGCATCTGGTGCCGAGTTGAGATGCTTTGAACTTGCTACTGGTGCAGAACGAACACCAGAAGAACTCGCAGCAACAAAGAAGTCACAAAGCAACCGTGAATGTCCTGGATTGGCAAACCCCAATCTAGGTAAGGAGATTACAGAATGAAGAAGGTGATTTTATTATTAGTGGGTGTTGCGTTTCTTGCAGGTTGTAGTATTACCCCCAAGACAAAACAAGTAGAGGTAACTTCTATTCCAACAGAGAAGTTGCGTCTAAGTATTCCTAACCCAGAACCATTAGAGTTAAGAGATGTGGGTTGGGTGATTGTAACTGAAGCCAACATTGATGAAGTGTGGCAGATGTTGAAAGATGATAATGAAGGTGTAGCATTGTTTGCTCTCCGTCATGGTGACTACGAGCGATTGGCTCTTAACATTAAAGATATTCGTGCTCAGATTGGTGAGTACATTGTTATCTTAAAACAGTATCGGGAGTATTACGAAGGTGACACACCACAATAAAGGGACTAAAGTCTGGTCCGGTAAATTAGACTGCACGTTCCACGGCAAGATGCATTGGGAACTGAATAAAGAGATGTGGTTTCTTTCTAAAGAAGCCAAGACACATCACGACATTTGGAAAGAGATGGGTGTAAAGATTACAGAACCCAAATCACCAGAAGGTTATTCTAAAGTGTATGCCCCAAAGGGTTATGACACAGACCTCGCATCTATTCCTCGTTTCGGTTGGGTGGCAGTCGCACCTTGGGATGTAGCACGACCTGCTATTATCCATGATGTACTCTACGGTGCTCTACGAGATGCACTAAAAAACAAAACGCATGATGAGAAGGTAGTGAACGAAATGCGAGCAGAAGCAGATCGTGTATTCTTAGAAGGTATGATGCACGTTGAACCTCCTGTCAAGATGTGGAAGGCAAAACCATGTTACTGGTCTGTCCGTCCCTTCGGCCGATTCGCAATTCGTAAGGCAGGCATGGCCCAGACCTGATGTTTATCATATGGAAGTTACTGCTCACCATATTATTGAGTACGGTGGGTAACAGTTTCTACAAGTGGTTTGCAAAAACTAAAATGGGTAAGTGGTTTGATAAGAAAATGGAAAATATTATGAGCAAAGTGACTAGTAAAGTTGAACATTTGGAGATTCAAGATGACAACGAAAATGGTAGCAGTGCTCCTAGGAAGTCTAATAAGCCTTAGTTCTTTTGCATACGATACAAACTATTCATTGCACGGACACAGTGCAAGTTTTCTAATGTTAGATAGTAAGTGGATGACACTTAACTATCTACACCCCAACGCCGATAAGGTCGGCATGAGAAATGCCGCAAAGGCAAACGGCGATACCCACATCTATCTCTACACCAGAAACGGTGGAGATAACGGTGGTGGGTTCAATCTCAGTTCTATTAGTCCCCAACCAGATTGGGAAGCAAGATTGGATGAACTCAACAACATGGGACTCAAACCAGTTCTATGGTTGACACCCGATGATAGTCCTTCTATCGTCAATCAATCTTTAGATGCCCAGAAGGCACACTTCAGTAATATGGTGGCTAGATTTGACAGCAGAGTCACAGGGTATGTTACTTGTTTAGAATGTGATGAGTATTGGAGTGCTGCTCAAGTACAGGCTCTAGTTGCACATCTAAAGAGTCAAACAACCAAACCTGTCGGTGTTCATATGACACCCCATTTCAAAGCAGAATACTTTGCCAACGCAGACTATGTATTTCTACAGACAGGGTTCAACAAGACACCAGAACAAGTAAAGGCAATGGTGGCTCATGCGATTGCCGTCACAGGCAAACCTGTTGTAGCATCAGAGTATCATCTAGAGAGTCGGTCTGCTACTGCAAGGGCATTAGGTGATGCTGCTTGTGCGGCTGGGGCAATCGGTACGGGTAACGGTAGAAGTATCATGTATTGTGGTGCAGAAGAAACACCCAAAAAGAAAAATAATGATTCCGATATGGCTATGGCAGTCGTAGGTCTTGCCTTCGTTGCGTTCGGTGCCTACTACCTACACACTAATTATGATTTTGAGTTGAAGTTTGATTTGACAGATAACTACCAGACCTATGGAACTAAAAAGACATTCAATCTGTTTGAGAAGGATGATAACTCATTAAACTTTGAGATGGACTTCTCTCATACTACCGCAGATGATGTCGTTTCTAACAAAGTATTGTTCGCCTTGACTGGTACCTTCTAGTACATTGTAACATAGGTGTAACATTCAAAATCTAAATATTAGTATGGAGAAATAAGTCTCCATATAATTTTAGGAAAAGAATGTGAATAAGAAAATTGTACTCATCGCTTTAGCTTTACTTTCCATTTCTGGAAATGCTTTTGCCCGAAGTAATATTTTAGTAGTAGGTAGTTCTACTGTTTATCCTTTCACCACGGTTGTTGCTGAAAAACTAGGACGTTTAGACGAACATAAAACTCCAGTAGTTGAATCAACAGGAACAGGTGGAGGTATGAAGTTGTTTTGTGCTGGTGTTGGGAATCAAACACCTGACATGACTAATGCAAGTCGTGCCATTAAGAAAAGTGAACTAGAACTATGTGCATCAAACAATGTAACACCTATTGAAATGAAAGTAGGTTATGATGGTATTGTTCTTGCCAATTCTATTGAGGCAAAACAATTAGTTATAACACCTCGCCAAGTGTATCTTGCACTTGCGAAGACTGTAAACGGTCAACCAAATCCATACACACATTGGAATCAAATTGACCCAAGTCTACCAGAACATAGGATTGAAGTTCTGGGTCCCCCACCAACGTCTGGAACCCGTGATGCTTTTGTTGAGTTATTGATGGAGAAAGGTTGTAAGACCTTCCCCGAAATTAAAGCTCTAAAGAAGAAGGATAAAACAGCATACAAAAACCTTTGCCACGAAATGCGTGATGATGGTTACTTTATTGAAGCAGGTGAGAATGATAGTCTCATCGTCAATATGTTGAAAGCAAACCCAAATTCTTTTGGTATCTTTGGTTTTAGTTTTCTTGACCAGAATCGGGACTTGATTCAAGGCTCTGTTATTGGTGGTGTAAAACCTGAATTTGAAAACATTGCAGACGGATCATACCCAGTAAGTCGTGCTCTTTATGTTTATATCAAAAAAGAGCATCTTACAATACGTCCATCCATAAAAACTTTTGTAGAAATATATATGTCAGATGAAGCAGCAGGTGAGTTCGGTTACTTAGCTGACCGAGGTCTTATTCCTATGCCTAAAGACGAACTTGATCTTGCTAGAGAGGCTATTTCTATCGACATAAAGTAAAATTTCTATAAATAGTTCTGTGAAAAATATATTTACAGAACACCCTAGAAGTGTCGGTGAGAGCTATCTCCTGCATATGTTTAATGCAATGAGGTATGCTCTCACCTTTTTATTATTATTTTTTATTGCATTTATTCATGCTATATTACCTTTTCTGTTCGTAAGAACGGCTAGTGAAATTGTTTGCGAAATGAGCAAAGATATGAAGTGTAGGAACAAAGGATGAATATTGCATGGAACCAACTACAGATGCCCTTGCTCAATTTCTTGAGTTAGGGTTCGCTGCTGCTGGCACTCTTGCCGGTGGCTTCTTTATTGTACTTCTACTAAAGTACATCCTTGAGTCTGTCGTAGGACAGGCTAATTCGTTACACGCTATGATTACCGCACTAGACTTGCGGGTTAAAACCATGAACAACGAGGTTGTCAGAATAGACACCTTGATTAGTACGGTTGTGGGTGTTAGACCTGATTTGGATCGAATCGCTCGTGCAGACGGGCAGAAAGATGCGAGGAAAGACTAATGAAATGGATTGATTATTCCATAGATCAAGCACCCAACGGTAGTTTTAGAGTAGAGGGAGATACCCCTACGGAAGTAATGGATAAGAATTATTCTTTATACAAACCGGGAGATATTTTTGTTGTCAACGAAAGTGGTTGGCTTGTAAAGGTTGACAAGTATGAACATACAGTAAGGGCAGAGTAATGGATGTCATTGAACTAGTAAACCAATATGGTTTGCCTATTGTAGTAGCAGGTGGTATGGGGTACTTCATATTCTTTATATGGAAGTATGTAACAACGGAAATAAAACCAAAACTGGGACAGACTGCTACCGTGTTGATTGCATTGATAGACCGTATTAGAATGTTAGATAATGACCTAATACGATTGGATCAGAAACTAAACATCTTCATCGAAATGGATGAAGCAATAAAACTAAAGGACAAGAATGGAAAAGATACCAAAAAACTGGAAGACTAGAGATTTGTGGTATGCTGCCGTTGCTGGTGGTGGAATCATTGCATTGTTCATTGGTCTTATGTTCTTTGCTGCAATAAGAGCAACTGCCTCTGAACTTGTACATGAGTTTCATAGTCCATCATTCAGTGGTGTGGGTTGGAGTACCCATATGCTTTCTATTGAACAGTTACAACACAATAGAAAGGAAGATATGCGAGAACGGGCAGAGGCCCAAGATAGACAGGACGAACGAGATGAAAAGAATAAAACCATCAATAAGTTTATCAAGAACGTAGAGAGTCGTATCTATGCTAACTTGTCTAAGCAGTTAGTGGATAATATGTTTGCTACCTGTGACACAGAAGATGAAACGTGTAATGCGCCTTTGACAGGTACGGCAGACATTGAAGGTTCTCTTTTAGTTTGGACTAAAGACCCAGACTTAGGAACGATTACTTTGGTCATAACGGATGCAGATGGTACAACATCTACAATGGTTGTGCCTGTAGGAGACTTTGGATTTTGAAAAAGATACTATTACTGTTAGGTGTTTTATTTCTTACTGGTTGTTCAACTAGTAGCAAGTTTATTCTACATGGATCGTTACCCTATGCAGAAGGAACTCCTACTACTGAGTTGCTTATGGCAGTTCCAGAGTTAGACCAACCAGTGATAACAATAGCAGTATATAAGTTCCCTGATAGAACCGGACAAAGAAAACCATCAACAAGGTTTTCGCAGTTATCAACTGCCGTATCACAGGCACCAGAAACATATCTTATAGATGCTTTGAAGTCTGTTGGTAAAGGCAAATGGTTTAAGGTAGTAGAGAGACAGGGGTTAGACAGTTTAATAAAAGAGAGACAATTAATAAGATCAACAAGAGAACAATATGATGGAGATACGAAGTCCATCTTAAAGCCACTACTCTTTGCAGGCCTTCTATTAGAAGGTGGAATCGTGAGCTACGATTCTAATGTAATGACAGGTGGCGAAGGTGCAAGATACTTTGGCATAGGTGCTTATAGAAAATATAGGACAGATCAGGTCACAGTAGCCTTGCGATTAGTAGCTGTTCAGACAGGAGAGATACTACTATCCGTATCCTCGACAAAAACAATCGCCAGTCAGAAGATAGGCGGCGATGCCTTTAAGTTTCTAGACTTAGGAACGAAGGCGTTGGAGATAGAAGTAGGTGTAGCTAGAAATGAGCCAACTAACTACGCTATCAGAACAGCAATAGAGTATAGTGTATTACAAATGATAGAGAAAGGTGAAGCGAAAGGGCTCTGGAAATATAATAAGGAGGAAGAATGAAAAGGTTATTCTTAGGAATAATGATGTTAATGATGATGTCGTTTGCTCATGCAAATGATATTTATGTAACACAATCGGGTGCAACCCTTGACCTTGATATAACACAAGACGGTCAAGACAACAAGGTGGGTAATAGCACAACATCATCATCGGTGATTGGTGCAACAACTACTATTGATATTGACCAGATTGGTAATAGTAACATATTGACATTTGATGTCAATGGTGCAACATTTACAGGCACATTCTCAACAACTGGTAACAGTAACAACATTGACTTCAATTGTGACAGTGCCGGTACAGTTTCATCTTGTGCGACTGCAACAGCAAGTATAGTATGGGTCGGTAGTTCAAACGATATTGACATAGACATTGGTGAATCTGCTGATGCCGCAAACGCAACTGTATCTATTACGGGTGCTTCGGGCAGTGATAGTAACGTAGTTGCTGCTACAATAGATGGTACGTCTGCCATTCTAACACTAACAGTCAACGGTGATACAAACAATTACCTGATTGACATAAACAACAACGGTGATGTCAATGGACATACACTAGTGCATAGTCACACGGGCAGTATTGCTGACGTTGACATAACACAGTCTGGTCTATACGACAACATAATAAACTTGACAACTGCTGGAGACAATCACGATATTGATATCATTCAGGACGACTAATGAAAATTTTATTATCACTGTTATTGTTGTTTAGCTTATCTGCCCAGGCCAGCATCGGGGGTGTCATTCTCCATGAGGGTACTGGGCAGGTCGAGCGTTCAGAAGATGGGTCCGAAGTTGTCACTGAGAAAGAGTTAGATATCTTTTCAGATGATATCGTCAAGACAGGCAAAGGCAAGACTGCCATTCAGTTTGTAGATGACACACGGGTAGACATAACAGAACATAGTAAACTTATTATTGATGCGTTTGTTTATGATCCAGAAACATCGACGGGTTCATTATCAATCAAGGCATCACTAGGCACAATACGATATGCCTCTGGTTTGATTGCCAAGAACTCTAAACAAAATGTGAAGATACAAACACCCACAGCAACGATTGGTGTTCGTGGTACAGACTTCTCAATGACAGTAGATGAACTCGGTGGGTCTACTATCATTCTATTGCCATCGTGTGATACAAACGGAAACTGTTTTGTTGGTGAGATTGATGTCACCTCTGATGCAGGACAGGTCATACTCAATCAGGCATTTCAAGCTACAGTAGTAACAACTGTTGCATCTGCACCGATGAAACCTGTGATACTAGACCTAGATGAAGATATGATTAACAATCTACTCATTGTATCTAAACCAAAAGAGATAGCAGAAGCACAAACATCAGAATACTTCCAAGAAGTTGCTGATATGTTAGATGTTGACTTTCTACAGTTTGAAGATTTGGAAATTGACTATCTGGAAGAAAATGAAACACAATGGGCAACAGGACTAGACATAGACTTTCTAGAACAAAACTTCCTGGTTGATCTACTCAAGGTCATCAACGAACAACTTGCTTTAGTTTTGAGTGACAAAATATCTGAGAAAGAAACTGTAAGACTTGGATCGGGTGACCCATCTAAAGTCAAAGCAGGTAAAGACCCAATCACAGGTATTCTTGTGATAGACGATGACCCAATGTGGATATGGGAAAGAGAAGCCGCATCGGGAAACAAGATACAATTGGTATTGGATAAAGAGTATGGTTATCTTATCAATGTATTGCAGGGTGATTATGAAATAATAGATTACGAACTAGGAGGATCAGAAAATGCGATTGCTATTATTCAGTCTGAGTAGTCTGTTCATATTTCCAATTTATGCTAATGACTTGGACCTGACCATTACGAACAGTGCTGGTACAGATATAACAATGATACAAGATGGTCAAGATAATGATATAGACTTGACTATGAATAGAATGAATGGTGGTATCATGCAGTTTACACAAACTGGTGATGATAATACTATTGGTGTAGTAGTTGATGGTAGAACAAGTAACGGTAGTTCAATCACCATTACACAAACAGGAGACAACAAAAACTATAATGCAAACTTGTATTGCGCCCATAGTTTTTGTTCATTAACAGTTAATCAATGAAATGAAAATATTATCAAATTGGATGATGGGCTTCGTGACACTTGCAGTGATTACATTCATAGGTTTACAAGACCCATTTGTAAAAGAAACATTACGACTAAAAAGTTTTGACTTACTTGCTCAGTATGAAGAACAAGAGTTGTCACCAGACATTGGCATCGTTACAATAGACGAGGCATCAATAGAAAAATACGGACAGTATCCGTGGAACCGTGAAGTGCTTGCCGATATTATCTACAGGCTCAGACATGCCGAAGTTGGTATCATTGTGATGCCGATACTATTCTCCGAACCAGACCGACTAGGTGGTGACGAGATGTTTATGATTTCGTTACATCAAATGGGTGTAGTGATTGCTCAAGTCGGAACAAACCAAACACACAAGAATGCCGTACCAAGAGGCGTTGCCAAGATAGGTGACCCACTACCTTGGTTGTATGAATGGAACGGTATGTTAGGACCCATACCAGAACTCGGTGATACAGCAGATGGTGTTGGTGTCATCAACACAGCACCAGAGATAGACGGTGTGGTCAGACGATTGCCACTGATAATGAGAGTGGGTGAAGAAACATATCCCGCAATGGCAATAGAAACTATCCGAGTTGCTACAGGCAATCCAAGTTATCAAATCAAGGCAGGTGATGGTGGTGTTATAGCAGTTCGTGTGCCAGGTTATCCTACCATCAACACAGATGCACACGCAAGAATATGGTTACGATGGAATAATACTTTTCAATCTGTATCTGCTGCCGCAAAAGACTATTCACAACTAAAAGGTAAGACGGTAGTGGTAGGTATCACTGCCGAAGGACTGGGCAGCATCATTGCTACACCAGTAGGGGAACAATACGATTGGGCACTATCTGCTTCTGCCCTACAAACAGTTATCAACGGCACTGCACCGAAACGATATGACATAAGTTTAATCATAGAGTTGATGATCTCAGTATTAGTAGGACTTATCATTGTAGTCCTTACAAGATTTACACCATACTGGGCAGTCGGTGGTATGATGATACTATTCTATTCGGGTAGTGCGTTTGGTACTTATTGGTTATTCAGTAGACATCTAATACTTGCTGATGCCAGTTGGATTATCATAGTCACAACCGTAGTGGGTATGCATAGTATCTTCAATAGATTTATTCTAGAGTTTAAAGAGAAACAGAAAATCAAAAAACAGTTTGCTGGGTACTGCTCACCTACTGTTGTCCGTATGCTACAAGAGAACCCACAACTAATCAAAGACGGTATGAAACGAGAGATTTCTATTTGTTTCTCTGACCTCCGTGGGTTTACACCTCTTGGTGAATCGTTTGGTGATGA